TACCTCACTGTTGTAAGCGTAGTACTGACCGTTATTACTTGAACAACAAGCTTCGACTTCTGTTAATGTCGATGGGAATATTATTTCATAAGGAGCAACGGTAGTATTAATAGTCGGTACTGGGCATTGTGAACATTTTCCTGTAGACGAGTTGTATGTATAACCATAATCTGTACAACAATTAGATGTTAACCCTTCTGTTTGATTATTATAGTTTACCACACTGCCTTCACTGTTTATTGCAATACTTGTTGGACATTCTGAACAGAAAGCAGGGGCACCTGCCTGAGTTAAACCAACATTATCTGGGAATGTTTTATACTGCCCTAAATTATTGTAAATACGGACACCGCCTGTATACCAATAATAAGGTGTTACACAACATTCTTGTGATAACAACTCGTTTGAATTAAATAAAACATGACTATTAATAGTCGGTACTGGGCAAGGATCTATTGGTTGTTTGACACAGAAATAACCACCGTTAACTTCTATAAATTCACCACCCCTTAATTGACAACACTGAGCATTGGTAATGTTTCTTATGTTTTGTGGGTTTGTTGCGTCAAGAAGTAAACAACCGTTTTGATCAAAAAAAGGTTGTATTAAAAGACCTAAAAAGTTGTCGGCTGATTGACCTGAATTCGGATCCCACCCTAAACTACTTGCGTAGGTTTGGCGTTCTTGGAGCGTAAAAAGAGCTGAGTAAGGATCTATCTCACAAACTTCTATCGGAGTAAGCGAACACCAATAACAAATACCAACATTAGAAGTTACCTGATATGAATAATGTTGACAACATTTTAAATCCGAAAGAATTTCCTTTGGCGGTCCTATTTTATAAACAAAACCGTCTGTATCATATTCTAAATCATAATTACAAGGTTCACAAATTGTTGTTGAATTACCTGCATTAAATTTAATTTTTAATGAAGAATTTTTATTTTCAGGTACCATATAGGTTGGCCCCTCGTTATCACCCAGTAGTACATATCCAGACTCCGTTACCGTTGCATTTGTTGAGACACTGTTTATTACGGAACCGTAATTGGGGTAACTAGGTAAAGCATTTTCACCAAAATTACCGTTATCATAATCCGTAAAATAGTTTTTAACCTCAACAACAGTCGTTAAACCTGTTAAAAAATCATTAAAGTTTGGGACAAAGCATTTAAACTGGTTAAAATATTTTGTACCCATGTCATAAGGTCCGATATGTGGGTTATTACCTGTTGTTATATCAGTTCCATTGTTATACCAAAAACCGTCATTTTGAAAATAATTATCGTTTGTTTGAGTTAAAGGTAATGGAAAGCCGAAATCATCTATCGGTAATGGGTTGGCATCTAAAAAAGAAAACGTAGGGTCATTATATATTCTTTCTAACTCAGTATAAACCTCTGTTACGTCTACCCTATTCGAAGATAAATAAACGTACTCGTTAAGAGTTAACATACATTCAGGTATTTTGAATAGGTTAAAAAAGAATTCAAAAACTTTTCTAGTTCCTTTTGATTTATATAACCACCATGCGTTAATTATTAGTCTTCGCCATAATTCTACATCCAATTCTTTTGCTGATAAACTCCTAGAGTATCCACTAAAAGGTGTGTTTGATGTTGTGGTTATTTGTTGTAAAAGGTCAAAATTATCTGTTGTTACCGTTAATAAAACATCAAAACCTAGTGTTTTTGCGATGATTTTTATTAATTCATCAGATGTGTTATCTAATTTATCATATGTAACTACATTCGCAAATGAAATACCGTCTATATATTTTTTAACCTCATCAAATTCACGTCCGTAAATTTTTAAAAGTTTAGTGACTTTCATACCATAAACTGGGTCACCCCCACCATTGGTATCAAACTCATGTATCGATTCTGAAACAAATCTTCTAGAAACTAAATCAGTTTTATTGTTGTCAAAATTGGTGGCAATCTCTAAAAGGTTTTCTACATATAAAGCATAATCACGAGTATTAATATCAATATTGTAACCATCAGATGTTGGCCAAGTTATAGTTCTTGTTGAATCAAAAGTAACACCATCACTTTCAACCGGAACATCAAATGTTGCAGTATATATTGGTGTTGTTAACCTATTTAATAATATTTTTTCAAAATCATTTAAGCTTTGAAAAAACAATTCTACTTCTACCGTGTTTGGTTTTAAAAGATAAGTTAACTGCCCAAAAGTTGTTGCTGTTAGTGACGGGAATGGATTGCCTTTTGTTTGGACTTTAAGGTAAGGATTACTAGTTGTCGAACCCGTATACCCAACAACATTAAAGTCACCACTACTATTTGAAATAACGTACTTTTTATAACTTAAAGATAAGTTATAAATTTCTCCTGGTGGTATGTTACTAAAATCAAAGTTATCGTCAACTATTAACTCAAAGGGGTTGTTAATAATACTTTTAGCTATTAAAAATTCAGCAACATCGTTTCCAGAATTATAACTAAAACTTAATACAGTATTAAGAGGTACGTTACTTGTTAATGTTGGATTTAAATAAATCCCACCTTTCCATTTTTGAATTGTTTGTTCTAATGTTACCCTTGCGTACTCATAAAAACTGCCGAAATAAACATATCTTTCTATTTTATTTGGGTTGAAGTTTAATCTAACAAAAATTTCATTTGAAACAAAGCTTTTTGATTCGGTTTCAGTAATATTTAAATTTTGTAAATCATAATAATCAGACCATTCACCACCTAAAACAAAATCTTTAGCAACTCTACTATTTAAATTAGTCGTTATCTGAAAATTACCGAAAGTAAAAAGAGAACTACCGTCGGTAAATTGTAAACCAACTAGATTAGGTGAAAAGTCACCCTCTCTTCTTTTATACGCTTCTGTTAAACTTCTTGGGACTACACGAACTTTTGCCATTACAATGTTATTGATTTCTTACTCATAATATTAAATAGAGCTAATATTAGTTATGGTATTAAAATCTTTAGTTAAATCTATATTACTAATTTTTTCTCTAACCTCATAAAGTGGTTCGTTTGTAAATTGATCTTGAATTTCATAAAGATTATACTGAGCGAAAATATTATTTTGAAAATCGTAAAGTGTATATCTACCGTCTTGAATCGATTTGGTTTGATTACCAAAAAGACCAATGGCAAGAGTTTCAATATCATACTCAACCATATCTAATTCTAATAGAATTGGGTTAAAAAAAGTATTTGTTATTGATATCGCCTGACCTGGAGACCCAATACTTGGGAATCTATTTGGAGCAACATTTGGTGCCGAATTAGGTGTTAAGGTACAAAAAACCAAATTAGAGACATCGTTAAATCTATATCTAACAGCTGATTGTGTTGTATTAGAAATATTGGCATTAACTGGTTCTGTTCTGTTTGCCGATGTTATTATTCTAAAAAAATTAGGAATTCTATTACCATTATCATCATAGTACTCTACACGATAACCGATTAATGAAGAAACATCTTGGACATTTAATTGGTTACTATCTAAAATAATACCCCTAACATCTGGAAATGCAGCCAAAACACCACAATCAGTGATTGTTGTTTTTATTTCTCTAGGCTTAATCACAATGTTATAAATACCTTTGGTTGAAAAATTAGCTGCAGGTAGTTGTAAATTATAAAGACCGTCAAATAAGGCAACACCACTATTATTTGCCACGGGGTCATTAAATCTAGATATCACCTGTGTTGGTGATAAGCTTTGTAACGGGATTGTTGGTGCCGTATTTCTTGATGGAGCGTAGGTATAATAAATTTCCATATCACTAGGTGATACTGTTGCCGCTCTATTAATTCCGTAATTACCTGTTGACATATTTTTAACTATTTTTAATTATATTATAATAACCGTTTCTATATTCTTCTAAAGCACCAATATTATTAATTGTTGCCAATCTAGAATGTCTTTCAAAAACAGCTAAGCTCATTCTCTCTATAAATAGGTCGTTATTTATTTTTGGTGGAAAAACTACCCCCATTTTTACTTCTTCTTTT